TATTAGATTTATATGTTATTCAAAAAATTATAAATTACCAAATAATAAGGAAAATCAGAAGCTCTTTATTTGATCTGACTCTTATTTTTTTTATTTGTTTTTTTTATATTGTTTCTCCTCCACGAACTTTGAATAATTATTACATTCTTACATAATCCACAAACTTTGGTAGTGGCATTGGCCACGTGGGGTCCCAAAACTTTGGTAATACATTTATTGGATTTTGTATTTGTATTTTTTTGTAATTTTTTATTTTTTTGAGATTTGATTTGAACTTTAATTAGTCTAATTTCTTTATGTAAATTTTTTAATTCTAATATTTTTTTTTCTAATTTTTCATTTAATCCAATTTGATTTCCATAATCACTATAGAAATCAAATTTTAAACAATCAGAACAATTTTGTAATTTTACACAAGACGTATTTATATAATCCATAAGACGCTTTTCTGTGTATTTTAAAAATTTTCATTTTTTTATTTTATGAAAAGTAATATGACTAAAATAGAAAAATAAAATAATTTAAATCAATAAGAGTTTCCAATGGAATTTACAAAAATTTCTGAATGTATGGAATATTGTAAATCTAAAAATTTAGCTTTTTTTAGAAGAGATCTTAATGCTAATTTTGCTAAAATTTTAGTAGCTGATACATATCATAATATATTTGATAAAATTATTAAAGGTATTAACGGTCATCCTAATTATAGTAATCATTATTATGAATCATGGTCTCCTAACCAACAATTAAAATTTTTTATAGACTATGAAAAAAAATCAAATGATTCAGAAAATGAACTAAGTCATAAAAATGATATTTTAAATATTATAAATTATGTCAAATACGTCATGAATTTAGATCAAAATAATGAAATTTATATATTAAAATCTATTCCTGATATTGAAAAAAAGAGTTATCATATAATTTTTAATGGAGTACATTTCCCAAATTATAGAAATATGAAATTATTTGTTGAAGAACAATTAAAACCAAAATTCAAAGATCTTTTTGATAAGAAAATTATAGATACAACTGTATACGCACCTAAATGTTTTAGAAGTTTATTATGTTCTAAATTTGGTCAACAAAGACCATTATTTTTACTAGAAACCAATATGTTTTTAGATGATTTAACTGAAGAAGTTATATCGATTGAAGATACATCTTTTGAATTATTTAAAAAAACATGTCTGACTTTTATAGATGGTAGTAGTTATTTATATACTTATAAACCAATAGATAAGAAAAAGGAAACTAATAAAAAAGTTCATTTAATAAACGATGGAGATATTTATTCAGATAAAGAAATTATAAAAAAATATATTGATATTTTAGATCCTGATAGATATACTGACAGAAATAAATGGTTAAATGTTGGATATATATTACACTCTATAAATAGAGATTATTTAGATTTGTGGCATTATTTTTCATCTAAATGGGAAAATTATAATGAAAAGGAATGTGACATAGCATGGGATTCATTTGAAAATTCAGAATATATTTATACAGTTCATAATTTGATGCATTTGGCAAAAATAGATAATCAAGAAGATTATCATGAATTATCCAAAGAAATTCCTAATCATGATATTAAATACCTTAGACCATTTGATAATATTATTTCAAAATTAATTTATAGATTATATGGTGAAAAATTTGTTTGTAGTTCTCCAGAAAAAAACGAATGGTATTATTTTAATGGTATAAGATGGGTAAAAGAAAATAAATCATTTAATTTAAGAAAATTGATGATAAACGAGGTTTTTACAAAAGTTGAAAATTATAGACGTCAATTAATTAAAGAAAATGCAAGTGAAGAATTAGTTAAAAATTATCACAATATTTTAAAAATATTAGGATCTGGGAATAAATTAAATTGTTTAGAATTAGAATTCTACAATTCAAACTTTTACAAAATAATAGATCAAAATAAAGATCTTATAGGTTTTGAAAATGGCATTTATGATTTAACTACAATGGAATTCAGAAAAGGTACTTCTAGCGATTATATTTCTATGACAACTGGTTATGAATATGTAGAACATAATAAACATTCACGAGAATACCAAGAATTATTTGATTTATTATGTAAAATTTTACCCAACGAAGATGTTAGACATTTTACTTTAAAATCATTAGCAAGTTGTTTAGACGGTCATATTCGAGATGAAAATTTTTATATACTTTCTGGAAAAAACAATACTGGTGGTAATGGTAAAAGTACTCTTACAGATTTATTATTAAAAGCACTAGGTGATTATGCATGTGTAAGTCCTGTTGCATTAGTTACTGCTAAACGAGAATCTGCTAATAGTGCAAATAGTGCTTTAGCTAGTATTCGAAATAAAAGAGCAGTTATTATGCAAGAACCAGAATCAAACGAGATGATTCAAGCTGGTATAATGAAAGCTTTGACTGGTGGTGATAGAATATCTACGAGAGAATTACATAGTTCTCAAATGGAATTTAAACCACATGCTAAATTTTTTATGTGTTGTAATAAAATCCCAGCATTATCCGATTTAGATGGTGGTGTAACAAGAAGATTAAAAATTACAGAATTTGTATCACGCTTCGTTGACGATCCAAAGAATAACCAACAAGGAATATACGAATTTAAAATTGATAAAGATTTAAAATCCAAGTTGGATAATTTTAAAAGTGTATTTATGTCAATTTTATTAAATTATTATAGCATTTATAGAGAATCAGGTTTATTTCCACCTACACTTGTTCTTGAAGTTACTAAAAAATATGAAAATGATAATAATATTATTAAACAATTTATAGATGAACATATAGTTCAAGGTTCAAAACAAGATAATATAACAAAAGACGAACTTAAAAATATGTTTAAAACTGATTTTGTAATAAAAAGCACATTTGGTAAATTTCAATTATTTATCAAACAACTTGAAAATGCATTGTGTACTGAATTTAAATTTGATTCTAAAAATGTATCTAAAATTTCTGGTTGGAAAATTAAACAAGTAGAAATTTATTCTGATTCAGATGAAGATATTTGAAAAGTTAATAATTATTTTTTTAAGATTTTTAATTAGAAATTAAAATTATTTTTATATTATAATACAGATAAAAATAAAATGGGAAACGAATGTTCTATTCCAGAAAGAAAACCTTATAAATTTACATTACAAGATTTACAAGATTTAAATATAGGTGATAAAAAGGAAATGCCTAATGGTTGTGGAGCAGCAATTGAGGGTACCCAAGCTGGATCTGGATATGCATGGTTAATAGATAAAGGAATGGGATGGCCTGATAATCAGGAATTTGAATGGGGTGGTCTTGGAAGTGGATGTAGTTTATGTAGCGCTGTTGATGCATATGGATGCGAATGTCTTAATGCAGCTAGTGTAGGAGGAAATAGAGGAACTGTTAAACGTAAAGCATTTACTGGAGATAAAACAGAATGTTGTTTAGCAAATTTTTATGGAAAAGACTCTGCAAAAGTAGTTAATGGGAAAACATGTGCATATAATTATAGAGATCCTACTTCTGCTGAATGTACTAATGTTTTTAAAGATTATTGTACTTCAGTTGGACCTTCAATTTCTCCGAATCAAGCTTCACCAGAACAAGTCCAACAAGCAAAAAACGTTGTAAATAATTTGTTTAATATGCAGTCAACGGCAATATCAAATATGTTTTCTACTTTACAATCATTAACTAAAAAAGAAACATTTGAAAATACTCAACCAAGATTAATAACAGATGAAAAATGTAAATCATTATCAAAATCAAACTCGACTTTATATAATAATTTAATGAAAGATTATTGTAATAAAGATGAGACAAATGCAAAGTCAGATACTTGTATAGATTGGTGTAAAAATAATAGCACAGAATGTACTACATTAAATTTACAAACTGATTGTAAAAAATATGATATTAGTGATTGTTCTAGACAAAAGGTTATTGATATTCAAACAAAATGTAAAAGGTATGGTATAGAAAGTGAACAAGGTCTACGTTTATATGGATGTACTCCATCAGGAATAACTAAATTTGAAGAAGAATGTAGATTAGCAGAAGTAGATCTAAGTTTATGTAGTCCAACTAAACTTCAAGATGCTATACAAAATAAATTAGCACAAGCACAATTAAAAGCAGTAGAAGAACAAAAACAGCTAAGTCAACAAAATTATCAAGAAACTAAAAATACTATACTTGGTTTATTAGAATCAGAAACTCCTGAAGAAACTCCTGAAGAGGAAACTTCTGAAAAAAAAACTTCTACAACTTCTAATAACAACACTATATTATACATTATTATTATTCTTTTAATTTTATGTAGTTTAAGTGTATCTAGTGGATTTTTATTTTTAAGAAAATAATTATTAATTTTTCTCTTTCTTTACTACTAAATTATTTTATTGTCTAACAATAAGATAATGATTTTCATGTTAATAATTTTTATAATTATTGGATTGATTTTATATAGAAATTTTTCAAATAAAAAAGAAAATTATGTTGGTAATTTAAAAGTAGCTAGTGAATTAGATAAAAAAAGAGCTGTTAAATATGCTCTTGAAAGATTATGTAAAAAAAAAGGTTATAGATGGATTCAAGGAGGAGATGAATTTGTATATGATTGCAAACATACAAAAGAAACTTGTGAACAAGAATCTGTTTATCCAACACCAAAAGACGAACCACTAAGATATTATGAATGGAGAAATAATAAAAACGAAGAATTTTTTGAAACTGGTGAAGGATTAGTTGAATACGGAACAGGAAGATTATTAAGTGCTTCTGTTGGTGTTGGTCAAAGTTCTGACTTTAGTAGAAAAGAAGATATTACAAGAAGTGATGGTGTATGTATTTTAGGAAATGAAAATTTTAGAAATTTTTGCGAAAAGGAAGATTTGAGATATGATAAAAGTGATGGTAAATGTTATACTACACAGCCGTACTGTAATAAAAGATTATTAGCATTTTGCAATGAAGATTGTTTTGAACCACCAGGAAGTATGGTTCTTACAAAAGTATTTGGAACTACAATAGGAAGATCTATAGGGATGGCTCTTCCTGATGCAGCTGGTACATTTGCTGTATGTCAAAGTCAAAGTAAAAAATAAGATTATATATTTTTTAAAAAATAAAAATATATATTTATATTAAAGTGCTTTTTAATGAGTAAAGTTTTAATCAGTAAAGCTATAGGAGGTATTGGTGATGTTGGTGTTGACACAGCAATGGGAGGTCTTGGTATTTCTCAACAGGCTCAAACTCAACAAAGTACAGGAATGAAAGCATATAATATTACAGGAGAAGTTGTTGGAATAGGAGCAAATATTGGTGTA